GCGGGCCTTCGTTGTACTAATTTGTACTCAGGAAATCACTCCTTTTCCAACATAGCTGAGAGAGCTTGAGCAAATAGATCTTTCTTAGAAAGTTCTGGCTCTTCACTTTTCCCATTAGGAGTCGACTTAGTCACATCTCCTTTTCCAACGATGGACTTAGTGAATTGTGGTGGGTCAACAGGGCCTGTGCCTGAAATATCAGTAGCAACTGGTGTGTTAGTGGCTGTCTCCATTAAAACATCAAAAGATTCATTGTTTAATGGGACAAATTGCCAATAACGGTATTGCGTGGCGATGGTGTTGGCAAATTTAATGGCAAAACCGGAATACTTATCATTGCGGTTACGAATTTGGATGAGTAGCTTGACTTGGATTAAAGGGGTAGAACCACCTGCAGTATACCAATGCCAAATTTGTGCAACATCGCAATTGTAAGAGTAAATATTGGAAATGTTAGCACCAGCACCAGAGGTACCATAACAACCAAAAATCACCATCCAAGTACCACTACCTGCGGTCATCCACAAAGGGATACTATTTACATGACCAACTCCCCAACCTGATTGGCCAATTGGGTCCATTTGAGAGCCAATAGCGAAATTGTTGTTAGAAATATTTCTATTTTCAACATCAGTGGTGGGAAATGCAACAGTAGAACCTTGTGTTGTACCCACAAAATTTATTCCATAATCTGCCAAACCTTCATTAGCTTGTTTATGGAAAGTGAACTCTGAAATAATTGAGAATTCCCCAATCGTATCAGAAGCCCCTGAGCCGCTGACGGGCGCACGCACATAGATAACCCATGTGCCCGCCTCAGTCAATCGTGTGTCGATTGCTTCCCCGGTCTTGGGAAGGCCTTGGTCTTTATTAGAAGTCCAAAGCATCTTGGAAACCACAGTCTTAGTTGCCACGTCTTGTGGTTGATAAGAGTTTATTTGTAATTTCCAGCTGTTTTGCAGATCTGCCCCCTTATTAAGCGAGGGACCATATTCATCATGAGGGTCCGGGTCAAAGATAACTGCAATAGCACCTCCAGTAGCAGAACCACAGTAAGATTGATAAACAAGTTTATGCTTAACTGTGTATTTCTCGTGGATACGTGCCTCTGATATAACAGTAGTATCAGAAAATAAGAAAGGATTCACTCGTACAACTTGCTTAATATCCAAGTATTTGTCGGTGGATTTGATGGTGATGGGACCGAGTGGCATTGAAGCCAATACAACCACCTTACCGTCACGTACACCGCGACGAACAAAACCATCATTGTACTTACGACCAATAGGTGGTGCAGCTGAAATTGTCTGTTCAGCCTTAGCCACCAAAGCCTTCTCAGTAGAGATGACTCTGTTGATGGCTGATTTAACCTTTGCTGACGCAACTGGCCTAGATAGTGACACATGCTTGGGAGTTCCTTTCTTCTTTGCCTTACGTTTTTCCGCTCTACGTTTAGCTTTTGCCTCCTTTGTCATTATATTGTCCGTAGACTTTTTAATCCCTTCCCTAAAACCTGAGGGATCCTCAGGCGTTGGAGCGCGCGCTCCGTAAGACTTAAATGCAAAGCCTAATGCGGCAATGCCTCCTTTAATGAATTCTGGGAATTCTCTAAAGTAGTTGCCAATGAAATCAGTCGATTCGTATCCACCAAATCCTTTTCTAGCAGTTCGTTCATCCTCTCCAGCAAGATTATCTGTTCCTGCGTACCAGAGTGGATTGTCACGTTTGGTTGACCATAAACCCAGCCAATCGGACACAAAGTCCGCATCAGCACGGCCATGATCACCCATATCATAAGCACGATCGTGCTGTCTGAAAAGAGAATCAAGTCTGTCGACTGGGGGGACATCATAGTCACATGGTTCGCCCTTATTGAGAGTAACACCCCCGCAATAATTAGGACCGCCGTAATTTCCATGATAACGAAAAGTGAGATCCTCACCGATTTTGGACATTGCATTTTTGTCTTTTTAAACCCACCTACGTGGGAAGGTTAGAACAATCCAGTATGCAGGAACAGGAGTTGAGACTCAGGTTCGTACTGCGTTCTGGCTAAAGTGAGCAAGGGGTCATTATGGTATTGAGGGTTTTTGGAAGTAACATCAAAAATGTATCTAATAAAACCATCAACCAAAGTATATATCTGTTTGTGGAAAAACATGTCTCGCCGAATGGCAGCCAATTTTATTATAATTGAGCCAGGATGGCGTGAAGTAAAGTTCCACTTTATGGCAGAAATCATTTTTTCCGGGTTACCGTGTGAGACATACCTGCCAAAATAATTGACTGTATGTCTACTAACAAAAACAAAATCTTCTACGGGCACACAGTTGGGGTAGTCAGGGTTGACAATAATTCCCAATTCCAAAATTGATTTCGCAACGGGTTCCATCGAGAAAGCCGTTTTTCCAACTTGAAAAAGATCATCACCACTGCAACGAATCCTGTACCTTTGCAACCAAATATTGGGGTCACAATTATTGTGAATACGCACCTCGGCATAAGCATTCATGACGAAGTTAACAAAACAATTAAACATGTAAGTAACATATTGTCCGGTTTTGTTACCGAATGGAGTGAAAACTACATCATTTGTTGTTAAAACAACAGCCCCAAAACAGGCTTGTTTCATCAAATTGAGTAACACCTTCTTCCTTTCTTCTAAGTCCTTAAAACTCATATAACGAACACAAAAACGGTAAAACAGTTCATAGAACCATTCCCTTATGCTAGAATCAAATTGTGAAGCATCACTACCATTGGCAAAATCACCAAACTTCTTGAGTCCTGAAATTAATTCATTCCAACCACCATAATAAGGGGTGAAACCATATAAAAAAGGAAAACTAGTAGGTAGATGCATAAATTGTTGATGCAACGCTTGCAATTCAATAGCACAAGCCCGAGTGTGTTCATACGGGGCGGAACATATTCCACGTGTTTTATTTTCTTCAACTTTTTCAAAAGGCCTGATCTCCTCTTTGTTAAAATCAGAGAAGAGAACCAATAACGGTTCATCGGTCTTTAAAGAACAATAATAACGTTCAAAATATGACTGAAAAATTGGCGAGTTTTCCAGATTTCTTTTAGATATAGGGCAGCGACGTGTTAATGGATCTTGCATACCACTCCAAGGCGACCCCACCGAAGTGGACCATTGGGTCTCAGACAAAACATCCTCAATGGGAGTTCTATCAAAAGACATGATATACTGATCACAAAACTTTGTCACCATTAGGAAAGCAAATTCCATATCCTGTGGCATTTCAACATGTGGTTTATAATATTTACAAAAATCAATGAGGGCCACCTCATCATTTAGTTTTGCTGGTATATACTTATCAAAACCTAAATCTTCCTTCACATATTCATTAAAGAAAGGATTTGCAACCATGCGTTGTTTATGTTTCTTCTGCCCTTTATTGATACTAAATAAATAATACCAGGCAGGTATAAACTTTGAAATTTTATTGGGTTGCTTGAAATTCAAAGTGCCGGCATCCAGTCTGATGGTTAATTTATGAGAGTGCACCTTCAGATTACACTCGGCTGGATATTGACGCCAAACATCCGACAGCCTGCGGATGTCTGGGTGCCCAATTAGTTTTTTTTGGGTTGGTGCAACCAAAGTTGCATCCGAAAACCAACCCGGATTCAAAATCTCAACAACCGTAACGGCCTGTTTAGAATTTTGAGTGACACGCATTTCACCTTGAACATAACCAACAAATGCACCATCCTTAATAACTGGTGCCCCTGAACGACCATGGACGCTTGGACTAACCAAAGTGTCATTTATCATGGTGTCGTAAACAGCGGTAAAACGAGGGGAATTATCTTCAGCAAAAGAAACAACTACTGATTCAACAGGAGTTGGACTTGTTTCACTAAATTTAATATCCTTGGGCATTCGACACGGTTTTATTAAATTTTTGTTCATGAAAACAGCAGGGCATTTTGCAATGCACACATGATCTTGAACATTCCCAAATTCAACAAATTTAATTGAAGCTAACAAAACCATGGCACCATTCTTAGTCAATTGAAATGCTTCAGAATGATTTAACACATGGGCGGGAGTAACAATAAAGTTACCAACCCTTGTAAACATTCCCAAAAATTGCCCACTTTTTGACTGAACTTGACCAGAACAAGCGAGTGGTAATAATGTATCATTATGTTGAGAAACCAACGCATAAGCTTGCATAGTCGTTGCAACAGTATGCGAAAATGCATTACCACCAACAGCTTCACTAGCTGTTGTGGGAGCAACATGCTTTGCCACTTTTGCAGATTTCTTTTTATCCAATGTTTCTGCAATAACTTGATTAACTTGTTCAGCCATCTCAGCAAGTGCCTTAGCCAATGCTTGAGTCTTTGCATCAACGGCACGAGCATGATTAGCATTACTTTTGTTAACATCATTTGCAAAATTTTGGAAAGCAACATCAAGGTTCTTATTTATCTCTGCAGAATGCGATTTAAGATAAGCCTCCATCTCTGCTATAGCAGTAGCGTTTCTATCAACAGCAACAGCCAGCTCAGTAGGGGGTTTTCGCTTTCCTTCATAAGTTGTTAAAACCAACTCACCACTTTCAACCACAGCATTAGACAATATCTGAACAACTTTTTGCAACAATGCCTTTCTGGAGTTGCCAGTCACTTTTTCATTTTTCATGATTAAAAACTCCAAATTTTCAATGGCTTTTTTAAAAGCATCTGGAATTGGTGATTTTTCTGGAGGTGCGTTCAAAACAATCCGAGGATTTGGG